CGGTCGGTTGGCGGATTTTTTCATTTTGGGGCTTGACTTTTAATAGTTAGTCTCCGGAAGCCCAGCTCCTCGTCCATGTAGGACGCGGTGGTGCGGGCCATTTCTCTGCCGTCCACGTTGAACACCGCCGTCAGGCTGCCGGTGTAGCTGGCTGTGAGCTGCTGCGCTGCACTGGAACCGGTGCTGTTCTGGGTGCGGGAAATGCTTTGCTGGTTTGCAGCGGAAGCGGCCTGCGTGCGGCGGGTGAGCTCGGCAGCGGTGATCGTGTCGCTCTGGGTGTAGCCGCTGCTGTCCGGGTGCGGCAGGGCCGGTGTCTCGTCGGAGGCGCTGCCGTCATCGGCAGAGCCGCCTTTGCGGCCATACTTCTTCCACAGGAACAGCCCCAGCCCGGCAATGCCGGCCACCAGTGCGATGATTGCAAATACCTCCGGGTGGGCTGCAATCAGGCCGCCCACCTTGCCAACAAGGCCCGCCACGGCCTTGCCGATGGTGCCAATGCCGGACACGGCGGCGCCCACCAGCTTGCCCATGCCGCCGGAGCCGGACAGCCCGCTGGCAATCTCACCAATGCCCTGGATGGTGGCTCCGGCACCGTTTTTGATGCCGCTGCCAAAGATACCGGACACGGCCCCAAAGGCACCCTGCAGCCCGCCGCCGGCATAGGCCTCGTTGATGGCAGCCAGCGCTTTCTTGGCCCAGGCAGAAACGGTATCACGCTGGCTCTGGCTCACCTGGCCCCAGATGAGCTTGGTCACCGTCTCGGCAATGCCGGCCCAATCCTTGTTCTTGACGGCGGAAATGCCGTCCTTGATGATGCCAAAGATGCCGCTGCTCAGCTCGCTCTTGGCCCCGGACAGGGCCTCGTCAATGCGCTTCTGGGTGGCAGTGACGGAGGTGTCGATCTGCTGGGCGGATTCCTCCACCTTGTCCTGCACGCCGTCCACATAGGTGATGATCTTCTCGTAGGTCTCGCGGCCGCTGGCACCGATGCGCTCCCCGGCCTCGGTGACGGTCTGCTCCACATGGCGGGACCCGTCGGCATAGATCTTGGTCACCTCGGCAGTGGTGACGGTGGCCCCGTCCTTGTAGCTGGTGGCCGTTTTCTTGGCCGTGTCGGTCAGCACCTTGGACATGTCGGCGTAGGACTTCGTCACCTTCTGGGTCACGCCGTCCACCTTGGTGGTCACCAGGGTGTATTCCCGCTCGACGCCGTTGACCATCTCCTTGCCGGATTCGGTCACCTTCTCGGTCAGGCGGTCAAACTCCTTGCCGGTGCTGTCACGGATGTGCTCGTTGACCGATTCCACCGTTGTCTCCACCTGCCCCAGGGCGTTCTGGGAATAGGTGGTGTAGTTGTCGGTGGTGGAGCGCAGGACGGTCTCGGTGGCCTTTTTGCTGGTTTTCTTGGTGCCGGAACCGCCGGAGGAGGACGGGATGTCACTGACGATGACCCCGCCGCCGGTCAGGTCGGCCAGCTCTTTCTCCGTCTGCGCCTGCTGCACCCGGCTGTCGTGCAGCTGTTGGCGGCGCTGGCGGTCGGCATCCGTGACAGTGCTCTTGGACTGGGATGCTTTCCAGCCCTCGTAGGTGTCAAAAGTAGAATAGCCGTCCTTGTTCAGGGCCTTGTTGAGCTTGAAACTCAGCCGATCCAGCCAGCCGATGACTGTGGACAGGGCATTTTGCGCCGTGTTTGCCACCGCGGTGAGCGCGGAATTCACGCCGGTGCGGAACGTCTCGCTGGACGCATAGGCCGTGCCAAAAGCCCCGGCCAGAGCACCCAGCAGGGTGACCACGATGCCGATGGGGTTGGCGTTCATGACAGCGTTCAAAGCTGCCTGTGCCCCGGCTGCCACGGTGGCTGTGGTCTTATAGGTGACAAACGCCCCGCCGATGCTGCCCAGCAGCGGCAGCAGGACGTTTGCATTGTCGATGCAGCCCTGCACGACGCCAACGAGTATGGACAGTTCCGGGGTGGTCTGCCGCACGGCATCCAGCATGCCGTCGATGCCGTTGGTCTGCCAGCCCTCTTTGCAGGCAATGGCCAGATCGTTGCACTTGGTTACCGCCTCGCCAAAGGCAGTGGTCAGATCTTCCATGACCACGCCCGCCAGCTGGGTGGCGTTGTCCTTCAGGGTGGACAGGCGGCCATTGAGCGTCTGGCTCTGGGTGGCCATGCTGTCATAGTAGCGTCCGCCCTCTTCGGCAGCGGCCTGCAGCGCCTTGGTCAGGACATCGTAGGTGATGGTCATGCTCTGCACGTCCTGCACGGACTTGCCCGTGTAGTCGGCCAGCACCTGATAGATGTTGATGCCCGCCATGGCGAACTGCTTGATGTCCACGCTGGTGGCTTTGCCCTGGCTTGCCACCTGCTGCAGGTTCTGGGCCATGCGTTCCAGCTCGGCAGACCCGCCGACGGTGGCTGCCACCGCGTCGCCCAGAGCAAGGATGGTCTTGCGGCTGTACTCGGCGTTCTCACCGGCAGAAATGAGGTATTCGTTGGACTTGACCAGCGTAGCCGTGTCAAAGGGCGTGCGGGCTGCGTCTGCCTGCATGGCAGCCAAAGCAGCGTTGGCCTTTTCCGCGTCGCCCAGCAGGTTGGTGAGGGCGGTTCTGTATTTCTCGATCTCTGCGTTGTAGGACACGCCGGTGGAGATCAGGGTCTTGCCGGCGTCCACCACCTTGTCCACGCACTTGGAGATGATGTTGCCGATGGCCACCTGCCCCGCGGTAAACTGGGAGACGACTTTTTCTTTCGTTTCCTTGGCGGAGCGCTGTGTTTTCTGGCCGGCAGAATCGGCGTCCGTGCCCACTTTGTCGGAGGTCTCTTTGCTGGTCTTTCGGACCTTTGCCCCGGCGTCGGCGGCTTCCTTCTCGCCCTTCCCGGCAGCGCTCTTGATGGCGGCAGCAGCCTTTTGGGCGGCCTCTTCCGTCTCAGACACCACGCTGTCGGCGGCCTTGGCGGCGGCAGAGGCGGTTTTCTGGGCCGCCTGTTCCGCTGCCTGTTCTACCTGGTCAAGGCCCTCCTGGGCCCCGCTGGGGTCGGTCACGACGCCGAAAACGACCTCGCCGTCATGTTCGCGTGCGATGGTGCATCACCTCCCGGAGTGCTTTTTCTGGTATTCGGCCTGCCGGGCAAGGATGGACGCCTTGCGGTCTGCCATGGACACATAGCGCCGGGCTGTGCCGCCGGCCTCAGCGGGCAGGGCGTACACCCGGCGCAGCTTCTCGTATTGCTCCCGCATTCCCTTGGGCATGTCGGTCAGATCTTCGGTGCGATAGCTGATGATCTTGCAGATGCGGCACTCGTCCGGCAGGCTCCTGAACAGGGCCATGAAGTCCCACCAGTGCAGCTGCGCCGTGCGCAGGTCGATGCCGTAGGTCTGCAGAAAGGCCGCCCAGATCAGGGGGCCGTCCACCGCAAAATCAAAGCCCCGGGGCATTTCCCGGAACGCCTCGGCGCTGCGCCTCTCCCGCTCGGATTCTTGAGCTCCGCAGCGGTAAAAGTCCAGAAAGGCGTCGAGGTTGCCCTTGGTGAGCGGGCCGTGGATGAGCACCCGCTGGGCGTAGTCCTGCAGGGCGGCTTCCTGCTCGGGTGTGTGGGCCCGGGCGGCCATGTTGTCGTAGGTGACCCATGCCCGGAAGTCCGTTTCAAAGCCCTGCGGCAGGCTGTCGGTCAGGTAGCAGTCCGGGCGGGTCATGCCTTGGCCCGGCGTGCAGCCCGGCGCTGCGCCCGGTTCATGGGCATGGGGATGGGGGCCGGGATGGAGCTCTTGGCATCCTTCATGGCTTCCCGGTCGATGGGCTGCAGGGCGGCCATGCGTTCCAGTGCCTCCGGGTTGGCAGCGGCATTGAAGTCGGCAAGCAGCTGCATCAGATCTTCCAGGTCATCCACGTCAATGCCCAGGCGCTGGTCGTAATCCTCGCCCAGCAGATCCGCAAAGAAGTCATCCAGGATCTCGTTGAACTTGATGAGATACTCGTCATCTTCCTTGTCCAGCACGTTCAGCGCCGCCATGGCTGCCTTGTAGCCCTGGATGTACCGCTTGTAGTCCTTGCCTTTGGTTACCTTGAAGTCAAACTTCACGTTGCGAAGAATCATAAAATTGCTCCTTTCGTTGGGCCCTGCGCCGGTGCTGCCCCGGCTTGATCTGTCTGGTTCAGGGCATAAAAAATCCCCGTCCGGGGAGATGGACGGGGACATGCTTGTGGGAAACTCAGGTGGCGCTGTAGGTGTATTCCGTAGGCTTTTCCACACCGGAGACGGTGACGGAGATGCCGGCGTTGTTGCCTGCGCCGTTGGAGGCGTCGTTGTTGACGATGACGGAGGCCTTGCCGGTCTCGCCCTTGCCGGTGAGCATGGAGAAATAGACATACGGCACGATCACGGCGCTGCCAGTGCCGAACAGCACGGCCAGGCTGGTGACCCAATCCTGCCAAGGGTCACCGCGGGTGCGGTCACCGGAGATGGAGAAGGTGCGCTGGGCACTGGTCTTGATGGTGGCATTGCCCTTGCGGATATACTGCTTTTCCTGGGTGCCGGGGTTCACGGCGGCGGAGTGCTCGGTGATGCACTCCTGGCAGACGATGTAGTCGTTCACGTTCTGCTGGGTGTCAGCAGTCTGGAACGCCAGCACGAAGTCGTCCGCCATTTCCAGGCCGGCATAGTCCGCACTGGGGGTGATGCCGGTCATCACTTCTTTAACGGTCATGTGGTTGCTCCTTTCGGTTGATAGTAAATAAGCTGCAGCTGGATCTGCGCACGGCAGGCCCCGCCCTCGGCTTCGAGGATGTAGCCGCTGGAGGTGACGGACACCTCCCGGACGGTGCGCCCGCTGCCCAGCTGCGGGAAATTTCTTGCCCGGCTCTGGCTGGCCACCCACTCGGTCAGATCATCCCAGAAGCCGGAAGCCGCTGCCTGCTGGGGGATGTTGTCCGGGGTGTAGACAGTGTGGGAGGCCAAGACGTAGTTTTTCAGCCGGAGGGATCCGCTGAAATAGCGCTTGAGCTCCGGGGCACCGGGCATGTCCAAAATGGTGTATTCCTCGGCATCGCCGGTCAGGCCGCCCACCCGGAACGCCACGCCGTCCTCCTGTGCGGAGGCCACCAGCGGGCAGGTGCGCAGCCAGTCGCGCATGGCCTGAATGGCAGGGGTCATCTGGTTTCCTCCTTCATCACTGCTTTCCAGAACTGGTTCCATGAGACTTTGTTGGCGTCCTTGCTGCGCTCGGCCCAGTAGCTGCCGCGCAGGCCGGTGTCACCGTGCAGGCCCTCGCCCTGGGGGTGCAGATAATACTGAGGTCTTGCATAGGGCGTTGACCAGATGATCTCACCGGTCTCGTAGTCGGTGGCCAGCTGGGCGGAATTGTCCAGCATACCGGTGTCAAAGGGCACCAGCGGGTGGGTGTCCCGGATGATGCGCTGCATGAGCTTGCCTCGGCCCGTGACCATGGCCCGGGTCAGGTTGGCCCCCACGTCCCTGTTCCAGCGGATATGTGCCTTGCACTTGCCGCTGCGGTGCTGCACTGTGAACAGGGTGCCCATGGGCGTTGTGATGGTCAGGCGTCCGCCGTGGCTCTTGTCCCAGATGGTGGCCATGCCGTCATCTCCCTTCCACATGCCAGTGCGGCAGCAGGGGCTCCCGGTTGTCCGAGACTGCCGCCACCGTGCAGCAGGGGTGCGTCTTTTCCAGCCGGGCGTATTCCTCGGCGGTCAGGCTCTGCACCGCACCCTGCACCACCTTCCAGCCCCGCTTGAGCGTCCAGTGCTTTGCCTTTTCGGCAGCGGGCAGGGCTGCCCACTGCACATAGGGCAGGTAGCCCAGGGTGCAAACGCTGGCCGGGATGCGGATTTGGATGGTGCGCTCGGGGTCCTTGCTGGTGCCGGTGCCGGAGGTGTCCAGCTTTTCCCGCCAGCTGCAGGCCGGGAACACCCAGCACTTGGGCGTATCAGTGTCGGCCTTGGGGTCGTGGATGAGGTTCACCACGGTAACGGTCGTGTTCATCTCACATGATCCCCCTGTACAGCAGGCCGTGCGGGTCTGCGCCGAGAGCGTTCTGCAGCACGTGCCAGGCATCAAAGCGCACGGCGGCGCTCAGGCTTGTGTTGGCCGCAAAGGTCACAGCATAGCCGTCGTTGGAGACGCTCTGTGCGCCCGGCGCGGCACCCACAGCCAGCTTTGCGGCCAGCAGATCCACGATCTGGGCGCAGGCGTCTGCCAGCATCTGGCGGCAGCTCTCGCACACGGCGGCATGGGGTTCCGCCTTGCCAA